TCGGAACCCTGTTCACCCGCGTCATCCCGCAAGCTCGCAACCGTGGCTTCATGCTCATCGCGGGCTTCGAAGCAGCCCTGTCGCAGAAGACGATGGTGCGCTACGTGACGCTCAGCAGCCTGGCCAACGAGGCCATCTCCAAGGCCATGGAGGAAGTCACCGCGATGCTGGGCGCCAAGGAAGTCCAGGACGTGACCAAGGCTGATGTGCTGAAGCGCATCGAGAAGGCGAACGCCTTCTAAGTAAGGGCACACCAACATGCAAGCGCAAACCCCAGGGGAGAAGGAGGCCTATCAGAAGGGCGAGGCCATTGGTGCCAAGTCGCCTGACTGCTCAGGCTTCCTGCGGAACCCGTACCCTGAGAAGACCCGCCTGCACACCCTGTGGGGCCTGGGCTGGTGCAAGGGGTTCAGCGAAGCCCCGTAAGGGCCCTACAGCAAGCAAACGGAGAAGCCCTGCTACCAGAGTAGCGACCCACGGAAGCGACAGCGTACAGGGCTTCTAACCAATGTTCAACCACTCCCCGGAGAGATGTAACAAAATGTAAATGTGCTTGCACAGTGAGCTCCATTGCGCTATTATATAGACACTGCAACACAACGAAAGCGCAACATGAGCAACGTGCAAAGCAAGAAGCAAGAAGCCCTCGCAAAGCTGCAAGCGGCGCGGGCCCTGCTGGACCAAGTGGGTGCGCTGATGGCGGACGCAACGGAGGTGCTGGAGACGGTGGGGGCATACACGGAGCACGGGGTCACGGACGTGTGCGGCGTGGTGCGTGACAGCATTGGTGAGCTGGAGGAACTCGTCAACGACTACGTGAACTAACACAGAACACGGAGGGGCGCAAGCCCCTTTACATCTTGTTACACACAGTGAGGTAGAAGCTGAGATGTAACAAAATGTAAATGATGTAATAAAGGTTGCGCAAATCCCAGTCAGCCTGTATAATTTTTAGGAGGTGGGATCTGAATGACCGCGGGCAAGCCGCAACTAAAAAATTCCGGGCTATCCTATAGGGCCATTTTTCTGCAACTATTCCGGGCTATCCTATAGGGCCACTTTTTCTGCAACTTTTCCGCCTGCACAATAATTCCAAAATGGCATACATACAAAAATATCCGTACTACGTAGTATTCAAATACTTCGTTCGCTATTACTGCATGCAGAATTATTACGGGGCCTTCAGAGACACGTTTAAGAAAGAATACCAAAACTTCATCGCCGAGCTAAAGGAAACTGTTCCGGAATTTCAAGAAGCTTGGGAGTCAGTTGGAATAAACGAACTACTTGTTATATTCGTTCCTTCAGAAGAGGATGCTACATTGCTAAGACTGAAGTATGGAAAATATTTACAAAACTCATCCTTACGTACTTAAATAACAATCTCAGATTATGAATTACAATTATACTATCCTGCGTCACGATCTAACTTTTACTGATATCTATGCTAATGGAATTCTTCCAAACATTGGTAAATTGCATGATGAGCTCTTGAATACTTTCGGTAAAGGTAGATATAATCTAACGTGGGAACAATATGGTAATAAAGACATTGTATGTATAGCAGTATATACTGAGGAAGATTATACGATCTTAAAGTTAAAATTTTCGGCTCACGGAGCAGCGGAGCTATAGTGGATTACGGTGAGATTAGGATGGGGCTATGGTGATACAAGTATATCAGAACTCAATGGAATTAGATATAGAATCATTCATTCCACCTAGTTATGATGCTGAAAAGATCTCACATTCATTCGGTGTATTTGTATACGATTGGGTAAGAAGAAATCTCAACACCGAAGTAGATTACATTTATGATACGATGAGAAATTATCTTATTGTAGGATTTACATTACCTAATGAAGCTTCATATCTAGCCTTCAAGCTTGCATCCCCTTTCAAAATTTATGCATTCAACACTACAACATACGAATGGTATAGATGAATAATTCGTTATACTTTAGTCAGGATTATCCGCATTGTTGTTTTTATCTTACTGATATGTATTGTGCTAAGAGCCTTGGCAATTTAGAAATTAGGAAGATTATTACTGAAATGCTTGTATGGTTACAAGACAATAAGGTAGATTTTTGTTGGTCGGATGAGAAGACAGAACTAACTGATTTGAAATCTATTGTGCATGTTGTTGCGGGGCTTATGGATAAACCAATTACCAATAGTTTTAGTGCTGCTATCCTATTTAAGAATATAGAGGATATGACTGCTTTTGTACTTAGGTTTTCTATAAACTCGCAGTATGCTAAGACTGGATATACAGGACATATTAGGTTTTGAATATGCCCGTAATAAAGCTTTACAACAATGCAGGTATTACGCGATTGCCTTGGGGAGAATACTTTAGCACGATAAGGGATATGGAGATCTGGTTAGAAGAGTTACCGGTCTTTGAAAATTATTATATCGAATATGATAATGAATATGATAACGAAGGTGCAACTATTAAGACCCCTATTGCCATACACATTGAAAATCCTGAGATAGCGGTATTGTTTAGGTTGACGTTTGGACTATAATGGATACACAGTGTTTTATTATCCTTCCTGGGCATATTATGTACTTAACGGATTGGGAGGGATGGTTAAAAAGAAATAATGTTCCGGGGAGTTGGAATATAAATTCTAATTATATTCTTTTTGATGATCCCGCCGATGCCCTGGCATTTAGGTTAACTTTTGGTTTATAATATGGTAGAGGTTAGGTTCTTTGATTACTTTAGGAATTTAGGTAATAACCAAACTCGTACATTAGAAGAAGAACAGAATATAATGGAAGATTTCTGTGCAGAGTTACTTGAGGATGGGATACCACACAGACTTAATGGTCTAACTATTTTTAGTTACCGAATCGAATTTGAACATCCTGAAGATGCTGTAGCCTTTAAACTGAAGCATAAAATATGACAAGAATATATCTACCTTTTACATTCTATTGGTTGGAAAAAGAGGACACGAACCAGGCAGAATACATCGGCTGGTTTAAGGAAAACAATATTGAAGCAAATCTAGATTACAAATATTTTCCGGGTGAGCTACAGACATCTGCACAGCATACTGATAATGTCGGCAATCATGGTTCCACCGTAGTAAATTATATTCTGAAATTACCTTACTACGATTTTGTCGATCCGGAATTAGCTCTTGCTTTTAAGTTAAGGTTTGGACTATGAGTAGCCATTTACAATATCCGCAGTATCCCTATTCTTCTAGGGTTAGAGTAGAGATAGAGGAACTCTGGGATTGGGCTAAGAATGCTAAACTTGAGAATACTGATTACATTTCGATGTTTGGCATTAGTTCTGGAATTAATAAGAGTTACACGGTTAAATTTAGAAAAGAAGAGGATTACCTAGCCTTTTTAATTAAGTTTAGTGATAGATTGATATGACAAAAGAAATTACCGACGAAGACAGAATCTATGCCAGGCTTTCCGGTACTCCTGTATTCTTGATAAACCGTAAATATCAGTACGCTGAATTTAATAACGAACTCCTGGGTAAGAGGCGTTACACCTTTAAGTTTAAAAACGGATACGGTGCAAGTATTATTGAGACATCGTCTACATTGAAAAATTTGTTTAAGCTAGAAATTCCTAAATATGAATTAGGTATCTTGGATTTTGATTATCTTGGCTTACCTTGTTTGAATTACGATACTGGTATTGCTGATGATGTAGTAAGAGGTGATGAGGAATTAATGGAAAGTCTATTACAGAAGGTAGAGGCATTAGAAAGTAAATTTAATCCTGATTTGCCCGATGATATGAAATTATAGACGTAGATAAATGAATAAAGAAAATGTGCTTTTCGGCGCGTCGGCTACGCCTCCGACTAGGGAACCGCTCTACCGCCGACCCGATTTTAAGTATGTTTCCTTTACCAAATTTGAATTTACTGAGCGCAGACAGTATATAGATAGGTTTAGGCCCTGGATAGAACAGAATTGCGAACTGTACGAATACAATGTTTCTTATTTAGGTTATAGATCAATTGACGACCCCGATTACAATGACTATATTGTCGGTGTAACTATGTCTGAAGAGGATGCACTCATGTTTGTTTTGATGTTTAGGGAACTATCATGATGCTCTATCGAACCAATTTGGTTTTAGAACATTATAGTGCTGGAGTCGAGCGTTGGAGGAAGGTTCGCGAACTGATAGATTGGTGTAATAAGCACGTTGGTGCAAATAATTGGCGTTACTACGGTGAATATACTGAAACTCCTTTCGATATCTGTTTTAGGTATGAGGAAGATCTACTACTTTTCAAATTGTGTTGCACATGAAGATTGATCCATTAATGGCATATAAAATCGAGGACTGCTTCAAGGATCCTGTGAAGATAAAGTTCAAGACAATCGATCCTGATATCGGTGGGCTGGCCATGTGGTGCAAAGAGAATGACATTCTCTTTGATTGGATGCGTTCGGCGGCATATAATTATATTTGTGGAATTATTCTTGAACGTGAAGATGCAGCAATTGCACTCCTAAAATTTGAACTTCTATAAAATGCTAACAAGAATTGATACTACAGGGCTGTCGGAGCCATTGAATTATAAGAAATATGTCGCATGGTGCAGGTCTCAAGGATATAATCCCTTCACTGATGAAGATTTAAAGGCATACGGATTGTGTAATTTAACTCTTGTGGCCTTACCGAAGGGACTGGACCTAATGTTTATGTTGACATTTGGTGGCACCATAGCAGAGGAGTGGAAGGATGAAGTTCCAGTATCTTAATTCCCTGTATAATGAGGTAACCGGTACCAAGCAACAATTCGAACTGCAAAAAGTTTTTAAGGATTGGTTATTGGCTAATGTCGGGGAAGAATATGATGCAAGAAAGAGTCTCGAAGTCAAAGATTGGGCTTGGTCACTGACAAGATATTCTAGTGATGGCGTACCACGCGGAATCTATTTTACACGAGATGAGGATGCGGTAGCATTTCGTTTACGTTTTGATATAGGCGATGGGAGATAAATAATCGAATTATGTGAGGTACCCAATGCCGGACTATAAAATGATTGATGTATTGAAGAATGATACTAATGCATTTGACATTTATAGGTTGGTAGAAGAATGGTGCTTCGAGCACATACCAAGAGAGCGATGGAGATTTGATTATTCATCCACAATATGCGTCCGAGGGGTTGATATTCCCGGACGCATTATTTTTAGGTCAAAAGAGGATGCTACTGCCTTCCGGCTAAAGTTTCCAGTGTGACACTTAAATACTACTTTATTGATCTAGATAGAACATTAGCAAGGACAGAACCAAGTAGGCTGTGGGACCTGTATTATCAAGTCAATAGTTGGTTATTGTTAACAGTTGGTGCATTTGATGAGAGTTGGCGATGGGAATATATTATAGGAAAGACATTCCCTCATGGGATCTGGATTGACACAGAGGAACATTATCTATTATTGCGCCTTACCTTTGGCGAGCTAGATGTTAGGGAACCTAAGACCGATTATGAAGGACTCGGTAACTCAAATTGAAATCATCCGTTTGACTAGAGTGTAGCTCTTTGTTAATATAGCTCTAACTTTTGACAGGCACACAAATGGAACCTATCACTATTCATATTGCACTTGGTGTTGCAGGAATTGCTGCACTTGGTGTGGGCTGGTTTGCTATCAGAAAAACCGAGAAGAGTCGTAAGCTTGTTGACCTTGCTAAGGAACGCGCTGAGCTGCGTGCCGTTGAGAAGGCCGCGGAACTTGCACGTCAACGCGAACAGGGCGTCTACGAACTTCCTTCCACACATCTTAATGTAGGTGGAGTCGATGTAAGGCCTATCCTGTTTGATACAGGGTTTGATGACCTAATTGATGATACTGCGGATGGTCGCGGTAAACTCACAGAAGAACAGAAGCAGACTATTGCGTTGATTTCTCAAGGTATTGCACCGGCTATTAAAGTTGAACGGAAGCGCCATATCCTGGGTATGTCTCTTTCTAGGCGTGCAGGTATTCCTGAACGAGATAGCATCTTCAGTGAATTTAACACTGTAGATCCTGCATTTGCTGATACCGATCCAAATTTTGGGAGAAAATAATGAACGAAATCATTGCTGCACGTCTGGATTTGATTGCCGCTAAGGCTAAGATCTTAGCAGCAGATTACCGTGCAGGTAGACAATGGCCGACAGATCTTTCAAGAGGACTAAGCGAACTCGGAGTAGAACTCGAGAATATTCGTAGAGAATCCGGATCTGCAGCCCGTGATGATTATGGTCCGTATGGTTCTGGTGTAGGAATCGAAGATCGCTGATATGTGGATTACGATTACCTCATTAGTCATCTTCTTATTTGTCCTCTGTCAATTATTGGCAGTTGGACTAGGCGGTGCCAATCCGGGATCTAATAATAGTACATTCGTTGACGGATGTATGATATTTTTTATTATTCTATTGCTATTACCTTATCTAGCAGTTAGAATCACACTATACCTCGGTTGCAAGGTTCCGGGGCTTAGTAAAATTTGTCAACCTGCATATAACCGTGTCGTTTCTATTGGCGACTCAATTAACGAAGAGGATTTATAATGAAATAGGTTTTGGATATTATCACTAAAGAAGCTATCTTTCACTTCAACAAGGGCCATCTGGCTGATCCGTCTATCCCGATGTGGGTTATTAAAACCAAGGGAGAAACGTATTACATCAACCACCTAACTGCGGATTGTCCGTGGAGCACGAAAGAGACTCCTGATAATCCAACAACCAAAGGGTCTATTAAATTCAAGAATTGTAGACTCCAAATTGATGAGAATCTCGAGGCCACCATTACAAAGGCAAACAATGAATAAAGACGACATCGATCTGCAGGCTGCGGTGACTAATCCGGAACTGCGTGTATTCATGATTCAGAATCTGCAGGCTCGTGCCGAAACACAGGCCACAATTACAGTAGCAATTGGAGCGGCATTTATGATTGGTGTGGGCCTTACAGTCCTAGCATTCTTGTTGGGATTAAGTAACCTGATCATGTTTCCTTTAATGCTTATGGCACTCTCAACCCAACCACTTCGTGAGGCCTATGCATATTGGCAGACATTAAAAACTGCCAAATGGGCGCTAGAAGATTATACCGAGGTAGAGAATATTTTACAGAGCTGATAAATAGTCCGAAAGGACTATTATGAAAAGATTTGTTATTGGAGAGGATCTCTGTACTATTGGATTCCAAGAACACGTTAATCTAAACATCCTGAAGCCTATTGAGCCACAACTCAATAGGCGTCGTCTTTTTATACGTTCCAATTCTGCCGATCCAGGCAGACCCGAAGCAATAAAAATGATAATAGATAAAAATTCTTCCTTACGTGTAAATTTTGGATGGAGCTTTGAGACTGACGGATTATTCAAAGAAATAATGCATGATTGTGAGCAAGAGGTATTACCAAATTTCAACACAGCAGTAGGTACAATGGTCTCGGATCTTCGCTGTAGTTGGATAGGATTTGTGCCATTGAATATATTTGAAAGAACATATTATGATGATATGAGTCTGTACAGTCTAATACTCTTCAATAATGATCTAATTGATTTTCAAATAGCCGTAATAAAATTTATTTCCGAGCATAAGATTTTCAAACAGCATTCGATGATACGCAATGATCGTTATAGATTTGAGTATTTTAAAGATTGCAGAAATGATCCGGTAAGGTTAGCTGATGCATTTATTTCCTACATGGAATCTATACGCGAATCTTCTTTTCTTGATAGAATTCCCAGGGACATCCTCGAGGAGCAGATTGGATGTCATTATCTATATCATCCAGATGTGTTTTTTGAACTATTGGAGTTTTCGAAGCTCAAAGGCGAAATATACGAATCCGATTTGTGATAAATAATTGATGCAATATCCATATCCAAATTATGCAGTATGCACGCCTGAAAATACAATAGCACTTGATGCTAATGTCCAGGCAGTTGTAAACGCAATTAATTCAAAATCAGTGGTTCCATACGGCGATTACGGTGGACCCAATGTATACTATTTTCAAACATTCAATAATGGATTGGGCAATCTTGTATACACAATTTTTGATAAGGATACTCAGTTAGGACTCGCTAGTTTCATGGTTCGTTATGGATCAGCGGCAACCATCAGACAGGTATTATTTCAGCCTTTTCCAAGGAGCCAGATCGACCTACAATGGTTGATTCTCCCACAACTTCCACTTTCAAGCTTTACACAGGGTACCGTTATTCCTTGACAAAATGTCTATAGTGTTGTAAAATACAACATAAAAGGATATTATAATGCAACAAAACGTAATGGTTGACGTCGAATCCGACGGACCCTGCCCTGGAATGCACAGTATGATTTGTTTCGGTGCTGTGATTGTTGAACCAGGACTTCAAAGAACTTTCTACGCACAACTAAAGCCCATCTCAGAAATTTATATTCCCGAGGCACTTGCAGTTAGTGGATTCACTCGTGAGGAGACACTAAAGTTTCCAGACCCACGTGATGCAATGCAAAATTTCGAAATTTGGTTGCAGAAAGAAATTCCCGGTAAACGCCCTATCTTCTGGTCAGATAATAATGGATATGATTTTGCATTCATCAATTATTATTTCTGGCAACAATTAAACCGCAATCCGTTTGGATGGTCTTCCCAGAATCTTGGTTCCTTCTATAAGGGACTAGATAAGGACATGTACAGTACATTCAAACACCTTCGTGAAACTAAACATACCCATCACCCCGTGGATGATGCGAAGGGTAATGCTGAAGCATTACTCAAAATGTTCAAGATGTTGAAAAAATGAAAATTAGAGATAAAATGAAAGAACAGACAGAAGAGCAAGTCTTCCTAAAGAATAGGTATGATGCATTAGATTATCTTGCCAGACAGGTAGGATTCGACGATGATGCATTTGCTCATACAGAATTTAGCCTTATGCCTTTCTTTGAGTTGATTGTGGAAGAATGCGCAAAGATTGCAGAGATGCAGGCTCGCAGTTATACTGGTGAGAATGCAGAGGGCAGGGGTTGCCATGATTCTGCTGAAGCTATTCGTTCTTTCGGAAAGAATTTCGGAAATGGGCGCTATCAAGTTTAGGAAAATAGTTATTTCCAAAAAATGGCTACTACGGTCACGTCGTAAATTTGTAAAGATTCACGGCAAAGTCATGGGTGGTAACTATTCTATTTCTGCTAGGGCAGTTAGAAAAAAGAATAAGAAATATGCACCTATACATTTTCTTACAAGAACTCATAGTATATTGCACCTAAGGGAATCTGGCCCGATGCCTGTATCGGAAAAATGGGCAATCAAAGCTTTACAACTTAGGGAAAAACATTGCCCAACCCGTGCATCAGTAAATTATACAAACACTTTTTCCTTTGATCGATACCTATAATTCTCTGAATAATTTGCAATTTTCAAAATGCCAATGTTTGAATGCAGTAATATCACCGAATTTTTTACAATATATACAAGAAACCTTAGGCCTTGAAATATTTGCCGCTCTAATTTTCTCAATAGATTCTAATGAATGATTTTTATTAATAAAGGTACCTGGTTTACCTATATGGGATAACGAATTTTTCTTTTTAGATTCGGTAGACCTCTTTATACCCGTAAGTGATAAAGATATTTTTTGATTATGTTCTGCTGTCTGTTTCTTACCCTTATTCCATGGTATCTTACCTTTATGTGTTTGACTTAAAATCTCCGAATATTCAATCTTGAGTTTTTCATACACCCTTGCTGTTATTTTTGACGAATATCTTTGCTGGCCTTTATTCTGACTTTTCATCATCCTTAATGCATACATCATTTTTTGTCTTTCTTGTCCGGCTGTCATTTTTGTAAGTAACCAGTGGCACAAAAAATGTTCGCGACCACTAAGATAGCAGATATTACTTTTATTATCTGTTCCACCTAATGACTTAGGAATAATATGATGTTTTTCAGTATATAAATTATTAGCCTTTGACAATTTAGTCATGATTATATTATAATACCATTTAGTATATTTATTTTGCAAAAACATAAACTATTTATCAAAAGGTTGATAAAATGCACCTTGTTGGTCCGTATCTGACAACAACTTCTTACAAGAAACCTAAAGATAAACTCACAAAAGCAAAACGAGAAGAGTTAGAACGCGGATGGCGTGAACGTAATGTGCGTTTACGGGAAATGAATCTCCCTAAAGAAACTTTTGAAGAATACTTAGATTGGGTTTATGGGCGCGGCAAAAAAACGAAGACGCAAAAGGTCTCCAAAGCAATCATTACGAAGACCCCTACCAATGTATCTTCGGTCATTTCAAGTCCTGTACAGACAAATAACAATAGCGACCAAGGCCTTGAAGCCACCGAATTGGTGTTGGCCATTTCGTCGCAGAACAAACCATGGATTACCGGGCCAGTCTCCTCTAAACCGTCGCCAATCTATACGGGCACGAAAGTAAAGGGCATTGGTACCATGCATAAAAGTAATGCAGTGCCCATCTTCAGTGACGAAGAGGCAATTGATATTTCCAGGATGAGACGATAATGGACATGCTTAAAAATTTAGAAGATGAATGTTATATCACCAAGGTTATTTCTGCACCATATATGGGTGTCTGTTTTGATTGGACCGCACAGAATGTAGGTTTTGGGGAATTTAGTTTCTTTCGAGATTTAGAAACAAATAGATGGACATGCAATAGTGAATGTATGAGCCGGGAATTTGTTAAGAAAATGCTATGTCATTTTGTTGATAATATGGATTTTGTCGACGAACCGACTGATGTAAAGGAAAAATAAAACCGGGCATTTGCCCGGTTTTTCATTTACAATGTCCGCCTATCTCAAACGGATCTAAAAAATTACCGCAAATAAATTTCGCTAATTTTTTCCTCCATCCGTCTTCTTCCTTCAGATGGCGCGATACACGAGATGTAACAGTGCCTTCTTTCGGTAGTTCAAGAAATAATACCGTTGCTACGGTAATATTTACAACGAAGTCGACTAATAATCCCACGTAGAGAATGATATAGGCAAAGGGCAGGACTACCTTTGGCAAAGAACCATTATCCCTTGCTGTTTTTAATGCCATAACCGCAAGAAATAATAACCAAAGTGCTGCGGTTAGTCCAACACCCCATTGAACCAAAAGCCATGCAAGATTGAATGAAATCATAAATCTCCTTAGAAATACCAACCTAATGGGCCTGCAAGAACTGCATTATCGCTTGTTCTACGCAATCTCAAATTGAATCCTGCTACACCCAATGCTGTATTTTGAAGTGTTACCTTGATAACGTTAGAGCCCGGTACAAGAATAAAGTTACCTGTGCTATATTGTCCAGTATATGCATTTCCTGCAGGGAAAGTACCAACCGAACCGGCCACACCATTTATAGTAATACTATTCATTTGGTTGTCGACTGCGCCATATAGATGTGCAGTTACATTACTGCCTGTTGTATTAGCATAGATAAACGAAAATGTAACTGTAGCTGCTGGGACACCAACTTGGCCAGAATTTGCAACACTCCAGTACCAACGATCGTCAAGTTTCATGGTCCAACCAGCATTCATATATGTTTCTTTTGCAAGAGTAACAGATGTCATTAGTGCAGAATTATTTGTTCCGCCACCAGTCCATGTACTCCAGTTATCAATATTTCCGACTACTGAACCATATTTCAACCAACTAATATTGGCACCACCGAGGATAGATAATCCACCATTGCCACCGGAACCTGATGTACCTACCTGTGTTCCCGAAAATGCATTAGTTCCGCTATATCCGGCCTGTCCGAATCCGCCACCGATGCCTCCCCAGCCTGCAAGGCCCAATCCGTTTACATCGAAAGATCCGTTATATCCCCTAAATCCAGGCGCAGCACCTGTACCGGAACTACCTGCTCTTCCGTTGGTGTTATTGTTGAAAAGTCCGCCCGAAATATTTGCAGTTCCAACAGATCCCGGATTTCCGAATCCGCCGGCGCCGCCACCTCCTGGGCCACCGCCATCTCCATATGCAGTAATGTTCCCAAGTCCATCGTCGAACCAGTCATACGCGGCGGCACCACCCCCGCCACCACCACCACCACCGCCAATAAGGCCATTGTTGGTTATAGTAATAGCATAGGAAAGAGACATTGCCGGGCCACCGGCAAATCCGTTTCCTCCATTAGATGATGTTGGCGACAAATAATTTCCGCTAACGCTTCCGCCTACCCCGCCATTGCCTCCCTTACCGACAATGTTTCCGTTATTGATTAGTTCTATATAGGAACCCGATGGTAGGCTACCGAGTGTAAATGCGTAGCCACCAGTGGTATTGGTCAACACTACGCCGGTCTGTACAGTAATCTTCATTCTGAGTGGGGAAACACCATTCCAACCCAGAGACGATGCTCTTGATGAAACAACATAGCCTGTTGCAGATAGACTGTTTGCCAATGTTTGGTCAATTTGATCTTCAATGCCTACAAGTGTAACTCCAAGAAAACTTCCCATCTCAATAGGGCCAGATGTAGGAATAGGAGCTGTCTGATAGATACTTGTTGGAGGAGGATTAGGTACTAGGGCACCACCTGCATAGTAATCACCCAGCGCATCACCACCGGAACCACCGGAGCCTGTAATTGTGTAAGAAATCATTACAGCACCAGATGTGCCGGGTGTTGGGCATCTTACATCAAAAACAAATCCGACACTATCACCACCGATACCAAAGCCTGTATCATTTGAGGCACCATCAGTATAATAATAACTATTTCTTGCCTTCCATGGAAGTGGAGGGTTAGATACAACAGTAGGAGTCCCTGTGTTACCAGAACCATTTAGGTGATTTGCATCACTTGGTGGGTCATTATCTCCTACGGCACCGTTACCGCCGTAACCACCGTTTGCCAATGCAAGACTAATTCCTGGCGAAGCAGCACGGTAAACTCTAGATACACCGCCTTGTCCGCCATTTACTGTTCCGTTACCTACACAGGTACCAACACCGATAGTCGATGCGGCAGTCCCGCCGGCACCGACCTGTATTTGCAGAATTTCACCCGGAATTACTGAGACAGATGTTTGTAAATCAACACCACCTGCACCACCTCCACCACCAGTGTGCGAATCGCCCGATAATTGAGTTCCACCGCCGCCACCGCCTCCACCGATTGCAGAAATGTTGACACTTGTCACGCCTGCTGGCACAGTGAAGGTCGATGTGGATGTAAAGACATAAGTTATTCTAGATGAGGCACCGACTGTTGCCTCATTTTTCATGTCTAAGATACTAATGTTTGAGGTAGGTAATGTCATTTATTTTAGTAATCCTGCAACCTGTGCTTTCAATGTTTCGATTTCTTGTTGTTGCTCTTTGAGTGCAGCTACAAGCAATGAAACAATTCTTTCATAGCGAATTGTTTTATATTCACTATTGAAAGGTGCTGGGGCAACCACATCTGGCATAATTGTTTCAACTTCTTGTGCAAGAAGACCGTGTTCAACAAAACTCGAAGGAATAAAACCAAGTTCATCACATTTTGCCGAATCCCATTGATAAGTGTAACCATTTATCGACATTACCTTGTCGATAGCATTGTCAATAACTTTGACGTTAGTTTTCAATCTTGCATCAGATGCGTATGCTGTTACGTTTCCTGTTGCAGTAATTGCTCCGGTAAATGCATGTGATGCTGCAACATAAGGAATGGTACCGGCATCTAGGGCTGCGGTTGTTGTCGATGCACCGATGTATCCCTGGCGTGTACCGGCAGCACTAAAGAACGAAACTAAACCAGAAGCAGAACCTGTTCCGACATTTAGTTGTGCTGTTCCTGTTGTTCCGGAGTTACCAGAAATAACAGAACCTGCTGTGCAAGTAATTGGGCCTGTTGAACATGTAACACTTGTTGGTGTGATTGCACCAAGTCCGATTGCAAGAGTTCCCGATGATGTGATAGGCGAGCCAGAAACAGTAACACCTTGCGAACCCGATGCGGCAACCGAAGTTACGGATCCCGAACTCGAAACTGCAACGCTCGAAATGCTTGTTACTCGACCCTTAGAATCAACCGTGACAACAGGAATAAGAGACGAGCTACCATATGTTCCTGCTGTAGCACCGGTGTTCGAGAGTGTCAATGCACCCGATACGTTTGCAGAACCATTGAAGCTTACGCTCCATGTTGCATCACCTGTTGCTGATATTGTTCTTGCATTTAGCAATTGTGATGCAGTTACAGCATTTCCAGAAGTGCTTGTAAGTAGCTGTGACCAGTTTAGAATACCACCGGAATTGTTATTTGTCATTCTGACATACAGATTTCCTGTTGTATTAGAGGTTTTCTCAAACCACAACTGACCTTGCAAAGAAGTGGTATCGCTAGGAACAACATTACTTGCAAAATTTTCAGTCATTTGCAAGAAGTTCTGGGCAATCGGAGCACCGTAATTGATTGCATTTCTGCCTACTAGCTGAGTTCCGAGACCGTTACCAGTTGAACCGCCAGTTGGGTTATAAAATGCTACATCAATTGAATTATCCGGTACTGTTACAGCCGTTCCGTCTGATTTGTAAATGGTATATGGCATTATAAAATTCCTTAGTTTCTGTTATTTATCAGGCTGCACCCATCTGAACTCTTAGAGTATAGATGATCTCAAGTGACCTATTTGCGGATTTCTGAACCGGGTGAAAAATAACATGAGTAAGCATAAGCTTAGATTTGGCACCAGGTGTATTAGAAAAATTTACACCTTGTGTAACAAAATTTTCAACATCTGTTGTGGTTGATGTAAAACCACCGGTAAACAAATTATTTGAACCTGCAAATAATCCAATTTCATTGAATACCAAAGTATTAGGATCAAATGCACCGGTAGTGGATGATGCTGTTCCTACAAAACTCGAATTATCAAGTGGTAGTTGCTGAATTGTTGTAGAAGAAGTAATTCCTGTTGGGGGTTCGCTATAATTCAACGTTACATCGACTATGATGTCTTCGTAGTTTGTAGCAAAGTTTTCATTTGGGATATAAGCCTTTGACAACTGATCATAGCTAGGATTGTCTGTTGCATCGTTAGACAATTTCTTCACATAAATTGTATTGTAAAGATTGGCGGTAGGATTCTTTATAAGACTTCCGGCACCACCAAGTGATGGTTTATAAGAAATAGTACCGGTAGGTCCTACATAAGCACCACCATTACCGAATGCCATATAATAAAGAAAACTATTTGAATTGCCTATTAGCGCATGGGCTAAAGCGGCTGACATATTTCCGTAAAGGACGTCGTTATGAGTATCGACTAGGATTTCACGAGTGTCACTGTCGAGTATCTTCACGAATCCCTGTACCGAACATGGAATTTTATCGAACATCTTAGCCCCTTTTATTCACAAGAACTTTGCCTGTGTCTTTATCTTTTATAAGGACATGACATTGCACATCCATTTTTGCAACATCAACAAAACCCGAATCTTTCTTAGGTTCTGTTGAGGTTTGATTGTCTTTGTTTTCTTTATTTATCATGATAATTATGTACCTATTTTATATTAGGGAATGCTCTTACCTTGTTGTTCTTTTATGAAATTAGCCTGCGCAGTTTCGGCATACCAAAGTCCACCAATGGCCACATTTTCGACACTAGTGTATTCATTTGAGGCAGGCGGTGTTTCTGTTGTCGGATCAGCCGATGTAGGAGGAAATACATTCCATACTGTATCAATTGCTACAGGTGGCAATACATTATCCTTTTCGATCCATACAGGATTTGGAACAAGAATCAACGGATCAGCAAGACTTGGAATCATTGCAGGATGATTTGTAGGTGCTGTTCCCATCGTTCCTCTTCTTACTAGTGTAAGATCCCATATATTTGCTGCATACGGTGTTTTCTGACGATATTCAATTCTTTCGCCACCGATCCAGATGACTCCAGGGATTGAACCCGGGCCCGGCTCAGGGAGTATATCAGTAGTGATAGGATGAGCTTCGGGACGGATAAGGACTCTAATAACATCGAGATTTTCTGTTGCCTGAGTAGGCGCAGGTAAATCTACAACCAATTCTCCGCTAAAGAATTCTGCATTTCTATAGAATTCCGAACCTTCGTCGTTTGTATTTTGCTTGAAGCTGATTGTATTAGGCAACAGTTCTGCGTTCAAAGGTGCGTCCCAGCTGATCTCTGGAGAACCACCATTATCTATAAGAGCCTGTGCTACAGGGTCCGGTACCGCTTCCCAAATTTCTCCCCAACCCACATATGGTTCGAGATTGCCGTCGTTATTGTTGACTGGCAACTTAGTATCGACATTGATGACTAGATCATCGAATGCATAACCTAGTGCTATTTCATTCCTGTAGGTATTGAAATCTACATTCATGATATTACCGCCGTCCCACCATACAAATGCAACCGGAGTTGGCGACGAGCCCGGATCTTGGTAGAAATAGACAGTGTAGGTGGTATCGTTGTTATATTCGACGTAGTAATCTTGTCCATAATAAAGAACATTAGATCCTACCTGAATTGCAACAATATTCGCAGGTGTAATAAACGACTGTGGATTATCAAGATTTAGGCTGTTGAAGTCAAATGTATAAGGATACAATTGAGAATATCCAATCTTGCTTACGTCAAAGAAAGTCAATGGCACGGTATAGGTATCCGGCCATGGATTTCCTACACCTGGACTATAGGCAGGCAATACAGGATTTCTTGAAATAAATTGGTCTATTACATCGGCAATATTGTATGTGTCCCAATTGAAGGTATCCCACGGTGATGTGAATTGACCTTGATTCAAATCCCAGCCAGCCATCGCATCAAGGAGATTTTCTTCATAATCCGGGCCGGTAAAGGTTTGAGGGCCAAAGGTTAGTGTAAATTTACCAAGGTAAGAATCAGATGCTGTACCTATAGCGATATCCGATGTCAGGTATGTACTTGTATAATCACGGATCTGAGTATGATATGGTTTTGCATCCATAATGTACTCGATGATATTGTCGATTTGATCTGGAATATACAACGGATCTTGTGTCAACGGAATATTATTTTCCTTGACATAGATATATGAAGATTTGAATACCCAGTCAGGATCTTTCTGTTCACTCAAAACATAATTGAGCATTGAGAAATACAATTCATTCTGATCAACAATGTTGTCATTGATGAATACCTGAGTCCTAAAGGCATTCATAAGTTCTCGTATTTCTACAGATAATCCATATAGATTTTTTGTGGTATAGATTGTATCAAGCAATTTGATTGCGCTGTTCTCAATTGCCACTTCCTTGAAACTTTGTGTAGGAATATTTGGGTTCAATTGTTCGACTGCATACATTACAAATCTATTATCCGGTGTTCCGTTGGTTACCTGTACTATTGTGCCGTTGGTTAGTTCTCCTGCGACAAGTGCTGCATTTGCTGCACTCAATGTTGCAAATACAACAGTAGGTGTAACATTTTCGTAACCCACTTCATACCATGTGGTATAGGTCCAATAGATGTCTGTCGAAACACCTGTATTCCAACTTGGGTTATCATCCCTAATAGGAATGTGCTTCAACAAGCTATTTCCGGCTTGAACAAAGATTTTTCTTGCCGCATAGATATCTACAAACATCCCCTGTCTTGGACGATATTGAATACCATACTTCTCGGCGCTGCTTAGGGCAGGATCTGGCACTGGTAAAATTTCACCGTAAATGGCCGAATTTGTATCAGTTGCATCGTCCCATGGTGCAATGTCCCAGCCATAGATGTCCCACGGCAAATCGCTACCTACAAAGATACTGTTGCTCCATTCATTACTTGGTGGCAATACCTTTGTATATCCGCACAAGCTATCGACAAGTTTATTCCAATATTGATCGGTAACAATTGATGCAGGATCACCCTCTCTGAAAAATTTCCATTGAGTATGCTCTTGGTCGTCTCTGAGGCCAATGCGATATTTGATTTGAATGTTGTCGCCCTGATATGCAAGAATTTCTTGCACATTGTAGAACATGTATGAATTATTATTACTGGTTTGTTGTATTGGCGCAAAGAATGCAAATCCTTGTCCCTTAGGATTCTGCAACAGTCTTGCAACATCAAGCGCCGCCATTGTCCTATTTTCGATATTAGGTTTATCGGTAGGGGTCAGGACCCAGAAATAGTAATTCACTTCTTGTATGTTCGTGAATCTGTTAGAGGTTACAATTTGAACATATTCGGTTGTACTACGTGGTGTCCCGGTACCTGTATATTCAGCAGGTGGCACAGAACTCTTTGTCCACTCATAAATTTCTACAGCACTACCGGGGAATAGTTGACCCCAATGATCTCTTCTGTAAACAAGATTGTCTGTAGAAGTTTCGGAGCCATTTAGCGCCTGTGGTTGTTCGTAATATACATATCTGGTGTTTGATGTATCCCACCAGAGTTTACCTACCTGTGCTTCTCCAAAGGTAATATTTTCACTGAATAGTCTTGTATTACCAGACACATTATAACGTGCAGGATCCTGCATAGAAATATATGTGATATTCTGTTTTGCAAGTCCCGGTAGTATATCCTTGAATGGGTCATAGACAGGCAATCTTACAAGCTCGGTTCTTGTTCTAGCGTTGAATACTTCTGCACTCTGGAATAAGAAGGTATCAATCATCGGGCCCTGTACACGTAGTGGTTGGTGACCCGATGGGATAGAAATTGTAGGTGTAATTACATCAAAAACTTCCCATTTATTCGAAACATTATCGACCCAGATACGATCACCTACGGTCACATACGAAGGTGTGCCAGGTGCAGGCTCAGTTTCGAATCTTAGCGTCTTGAACAAACAGAGATTTGTAAAATTTGGGTAGTTAGAAATATCTGTTGCCGAAATTGGTGTTCCGTCTAATGTCAACAAATCATAATAATTATGTGTAGGATCTGTATTTGTATCATTTTGATTGAACTCAAATGCAACACAATAATTTCCTTCTCCCAACACAGAGCCCGGTGGTGTGATTGTCACATTTGCAAATGTATATCCGGAACCCGGATTTGTGATGATGAGATCAGAAACTTGACCGCCAGCAATAAGCGCAATTGCTGTTGCACCAATACCATCTCCTGTAATTGTTACTTCGGGGACA